TACTGATGAATATAATTTTTATATTGGTGTTGATGGTACTGCCGCAAATCAACAATTTTTCGGAAGTTCTAGATATTGGAAAAAGGAAACTGTTAGTGCTGGCGGCGGTGTAAATCTTGTTTCAGCACATTCCGTAGGATCTGCTGGAACTTCAATCACCCTTTCTGCACCAGCATCGGTTGGTGCTGCAATAACATATTATTTTCCAGCGACTGATGGAGTATCATCAGCAGCATTAATTACTGATGGTAATGGAAATTTAAGTTGGTCAAATAGTTTTTCAGATTCAATATTTTCTGGAATTACAACTTATACAAATACTACAGATAATACTCTAGCAAATCCAGACACTGGTGCAGTTCAAATTGATGGTGGTCTTGGAGTTAATAAGAATGTAAGTATTGGCGGAAGTCTTTATGTTGCCGGATATTCTGAATTTATTGGAGTAGTAACATTTAGAGGAGGTACGATTAATCTTGGTGATGGAAATACTGATGATATTAATGTTTCTGGTGAATTCATTTCAAACCTCGTACCAAATGATAATGATTCTTATGATATCGGTATTTCTGGAAAAGCATGGAGACATGCAAATTTTTCTGGAGTAGGAACTTTTGCTACTGGAGCAGTTGTAGATAATATCCAGATTGGAATTACAAGTACCAATGAGATTAATACTTCATCTGGAAACTTAACGATTGATTCTGCTGGTGGTACAGTAACAATTGATGATCAACTTAGTGTTTCTGGAGTCGCAACTTTTGTTCAAGGATTATATTATGATGTTGGAAATTTTGATGGTCCAAATGGTATCACATATTTTAATAATAATGGAAAATTGATTGGTGCGGCAAGTACTGAAAGTGCAATATCACAAAGCTACTACATATTAACAACAGAAGAAGTAAGCGGAGTTCCTGTATGGACTTCAACAATTGATGGAGGACAATTCTAATGGCTAAGCCATCAACACGCCAGGGACTGATAGACTACTGTTTAAGGCGTCTAGGTGCCCCTGTATTGGAGATAAATGTCGATGATGACCAAATAGACGATTTGGTTGATGATGCCCTTCAATACTTTCAGGAGCGCCATTTCGACGGTGTTGAAAGGATGTATTTGAAGTATGAAATTACTCAGGCAGATATCGATAGGGGAAGAGCGACTAGCAATAGTTCAAGCACAAATACGGCAGGAATTGTAACAACAAGTGCTACTTCTACATCCATTCCAGGATACGGAACAACTACTTCAAATTACTATGAAACTTCGAATTTTATTCAAGTTCCAGATTCTGTAGTTGGTATTGAAAAGGTTTTCAGATTTGATACTAGTGCAATATCTGGTGGAATGTTTAGTATCAAATATCAGTTATTTTTGAATGACCTATATTATTTTAACTCTGTAGAATTACTTCAATATTCTATGGTCAAGAGTTATTTGGAAGATATCGATTTCTTACTTACTACTGATAAGCAGATTAGATTTAATAAGAGACAAGATAGACTCTATTTGGATATTGACTGGCAGGCACAGAATGTTGGAAATTATCTCATTTTAGACTGCTACAGAATATTGGATCCAAATACATTCACAGATGTATATAATGATAGTTTCTTGAAGAAATATTTAACTTCTTTAATTAAGAGGCAGTGGGGTCAAAACTTAATTAAATTTAGAGGAGTTAAACTTCCTGGCGGCATTGAATTGAATGGTAGGGAAATTTATGAAGATGCTGAAAGAGAATTAGCAGATATTAAATCCAGAATGGCTATGGATTATGAACTTCCACCTTACGACTTTATTGGATAATGGCACTTAATCCCTTTTTCTTACAAGGCTCTGCTGGAGAGCAAAGATTGGTACAGGAGTTGATTAATGAGCAACTCAAGATTTATGGTGTTGAAGTAACTTATATACCAAGAAAATTTGTAAGAAGACAAACTATTATTGAAGAAGTTCAGTCATCAAAATTTGATGATAATTTTTTGCTTGAAGCATATGTAAACACATATGATGGATATAGTGGTGCTGGAGATATTTTAACAAAGTTTGGTATGAGTATAAGAGATGAATTATCTCTTACAATTTCAAAAGAAAGATTTGAAGATTTTATTTCTCCATTTTTGGATGCTGGAAGTGATACTGAGTATGAACTTTCTACTAGACCAAGAGAAGGGGATTTAATTTATTTTCCTCTCGGTCAAAGATTGTTTGAAGTAAAGTTTGTAGAACATGAAAATCCTTTCTATCAGTTAGGTAAGAATTATGTTTATGAACTCAAGTGTGAACTCTTCGAATATGAAGACGAAACTTTAGATACAACCATTGAAGAAATAGATACTGTTCTTGAAAATACTGGATATATCGTAGACCTTAATCTCTTATCTTCAGGAACTGATGCAACGGCAATAACCACTAAAGTTATTGGTGGAGTTAAAGAAATATTCTTAAACAATGATGGTTACAGTTATACAAGCACACCTACAGTAACGATATCTGCTGCTCCTGTCGGTGGAGTGACTGCAGAGGCAGTTGCTATTACAACATTTAAAGGTGGTGTTAATTCTGTAAAAGAAATACTTTTGATTAATCCTGGTTTAGGATATACCACAAATCCAACAGTTACTATCAGTGGTGGTGGAGGATTTGGTGCTATTGCTACTTGTGGTATTACTACTAGTGGAATTGGAACTATTTCAATAACACAATCTGGTAATGGATACACAACTGCACCTACGGTAACTATTTCAGGACCTGTAGGGGGAGGAACTACGGCAACAGCGAAGTCAGTTATTAATGGTAATGGAGAAGTAACTGGAATTAGAATTGTAAATTCTGGAGTTGGATATACTGTAGCGCCAACCATCACTATTGGAGCTGCTGCAACTACAGGAATTGGAACATATCAATTTAATGAGATTGTAACTGGTTCAATATCTGGTTCATCTGCAAGAGTTAAAAATTGGGATACTGATACAAATATTCTGAGAGTTGGAATTGTAACAGGGACATTTTATCCTGGAGAATTGGTTGTTGGAGCAGCATCTAGTGCTTCATATGTAATAAATGTATCAACCGCTAACACTACGACTGATAAATATAAACAAAATGAAACGATTGAGACAGAAGCAGATCTTATTCTAGACTTTACAGAATCTAATCCCTTTGGTACATATTAATGTTAGGAACTTATCACTATCACGAAATTATTCGTAAAACCATTATTGGTTTTGGAACTTTGTTTAATGATATAACCATTAAACACAAGAATTCCTCTGATGGTGTAATCAGTGAGATGAAGGTTCCTCTTTCTTATGGACCATCTCAAAAGTTTTTAGCAAGGTTGGATCAACAAGCAAATCTGAACAAACCCGTTCAGATTACTCTCCCAAGAATGTCTTTTGAAATGACTTCTATTGATTATGATCCAACAAGAAAGGCTGGAGTAACTCAAACTTTTAAGGCTGTTGATGAAAATAATAGAATGAAAAAGGTTTATATGCCTGTTCCATATAATATCGGATTTGAATTGAGCGTTCTTTCCAAACTCAATGATGATTGTTTGCAAATTGTAGAGCAGATTCTACCCTACTTCCAACCTTCATTAAATATAACAATAGATTTAATTGAATCTATTGGAGAAAAGAGAGATATACCAGTTGTCTTAAATAGTGTAGCATTTCAAGATGATTATGAAGGAGATTTTTCTACAAGAAGAGCATTAATATATACTTTCCAATTTACAGCAAAAACATATCTCTTTGGTCCAGTCGCTGATAGTTCCGAAGGTCTTATCCGTAAGGTTCAGGTTGATATGTATGCTGATACTGATAGAACAACTGCTAAGCGTGAAATGAGATATACGGTTGTTCCCGATCCAATTGATGCAAATCCAGGAGATCCATTTGACTTTGATGAAGATTGGCAGTTCTTAGGAGATGCTAAAGCATATAGTCCTACACAACAAACTGATATTTGATAATTTATGTCTGAATTTGATGCTATTGATAATGCTCTAAATGTAGAGAGCAGTATTGTTGAGGTTGAGAATACTCCAAAGAGTATTCAAAAACCTGAGCAAAAGACCGATATTTCAAAAGATTATGAGTATACAAGAGCAAACTTATATTCATTGATTGAGAAGGGGCAAGAAGCAATCAATGGTATTATGGAACTTGCTGGCGAAGGTGGAAGTCCTAGGGCATATGAAGTTGCTGGTCAGTTGATTAAAAGTGTTGCCGATACAACTGATAAGTTGATTGATTTGCAGAAGAAACTAAAAGATGTAGAAGAGGAAGTTGGTAATAAAGGACCGAATACTGTTACCAATAATGCAGTGTTTGTTGGTTCCACATCGGAACTTCAGAAACTACTCAAGCAAGGTTTTCTAAATAATAATAAGACCGAACAATAATAATGAAAAAATCCTGCAAGAAGGGTTACTACTATTGCTTCACTTCAAAGAAGTGTAAGAAGATACCTTCTGGATATCATGTCATGGGATCAGGTCGTCTGATGAAAGATAGCGAACATGATGAAAAAAATGGTGGTGAAGAATCGACTGAAACTACCAAGAATGGTAATAGTAATGGTAATGGTGGAGATGGTAGTGCAGTAAGTGAGGGATGGTCCGATAAGTATAAAAAGTCAATTAACTGCGACAATCCAAAAGGATTCTCTCAGCGTTCTCATTGTCAAGGACGTAAAAAGAAAATGAATGAAGCAAAAGAAAAGCAAGATCATGAAGTGTCGATGGCGAAGACACAGGTCAAGAAATCTATTGATAATCTTCAAAAGGTAGCAAGAGTTCTTGCAAAGAAATCT